TTACAACAAAAAGTAACAGAAAGGAGTCCAATATGGACGATAAACAAAAGGTTTTAGGAGAGCCGTATTCTCCTAGTCGTTCTATGACTGGAGCAGCGTTACCCGGTCAATGGAATGGACCTTTCGCAATAAGCGAAAGTTTGTTCAAAGGCGTTTCTCCCGACGCCAAAGCGCATATCATTCGCTCGATGCGAGCACTCGCGAGTGGCCAAGATCCATCTCCCAGCTTCAAGCTGTATGGTAAGACGGACGTTTCTGTGGCTACTGACTTCCTTAACAAGGTAGTCAGCAAGTGTAAGTCCGTACCTAACTGGCAGTCTTCATACGAGGCTTCCAGGCTCGAGAAATGGGGTCCACAAGGTGGTCATAGGCCTTGGGATGAGTTGAAGGATGACTTCATGCTCTACTACGAGCGGCCTTCTTTTGTCAATGTCGAGGCGTTCCGAGACCTCCTCGACCGGGTAGACGGTAAGTATAGTCTCTTAGACTGCACTAAACTGCCACTCGATGGTACACTTGCGCATCTTGTCGCAAATGATAAGATTCGTGAGCGCGCGTCAGGGTGGAGGGCTTTCGATCTGAAGAAGACCGATCCCGAAGCAATGGCGATGGCATTGGCCGATGCCTCCTCAGGGTTTTGGAAGCATGGATGGGGTTACGTTTTCAGCCGCTATAATAAGCTAAAGAAGCGTATGTTCTTCCCGATGCCTTACTCAGACATGCTCCTTGAGGCGCAGTATTTTGCGCCCTTCCTTGCGGCGATTCAAAAGGATCTTCGCGAGAAAGGACCTCTGTCCGACTTTGTGTTCTGGGCTGACAAGATCGGATTTGAGCCTATGTATCGAGACATAGTTTCTCCTCTGTGTCGTGATGCTAACCCATCACATCTCGTCTTCGTACAACGAGACTTCGAGAAAATGGATACAACCAGCGGTTATTTACAGACCAGAACGTTCTTCTATCCGAAGTTACGTAACGCACTTAAAGGCGTGCGGGGAAATCCACTCGAGGAAAAGGCTTTAGATGATCTTCTTCTCTTCGGGGCAACGTGTCCCGTATTAACTCCTGATGGGGTGTATACAGGATATCGCGGTAAAGCTAGTGGTGCAGAAACCACCAATGGTGATGAAACCTGCGGTAACGAGAGTTTCAACGCTATCTTCGTTGAGATATTACGGACTCTCTGTAAGCAAAGGAACATCTACTTCAATGTTATAGGTTCATTCGGCAACGGAGACGATGGCCTTAACATCTTTGAACTATATCATCTTGAGGACCTACCGGCTTTCAAGATCTGTGTGGCGAAAGCTGCTGAAGACGCAGGTGAGCTCTGCGGATATAGAGTACAAGGATCTAAATTTACAGTAGATTTAGGACACGGTATCTACTGTCAAAGAATGGTCGCTCCAATGGAAGGGAGAATCTGGGATGCTTACCCAGCGGTCTTAATACTGAATTCGATCGTTAACACTGAACATCAGTACTCCCCTAGTGCCTGGGATAAAGATTATCGAGACTTAGACATTATCGGGAAGTTGGATAACGGAGCCAACTTGCAATACTTCCATGAGCTCGTTGATTACGTAGATTACGGCATGAAATATCGTCTTCTGGGGAGATCAGAAGAAGAAACACGTCGTATCGTCTCCAAGTGGGAGGCGTGGAAGCAGCTACGGTATGAGCCTTTCAACGTACAGAATCCGGATTATGTTACGGACATTACCAAATCTCCAACATTACGCTACTTGCTGGAGAAGAGAGGCCATACGCTAGGCTAGGCTAGCCTGCGGGTAGAGAGGGTTCAC